AAATGTGGATGGACGGTCCAAACGGTTACGGAAAACTTAAAATCCTACCTACTCCGATGGGACAACTAGTAAAAACAATGCTTGAAAGCGGCGTCAAACTAGGTGTTTCATCGAGAGGTAGCGGTAATGTAAGAGAAGATGGATCCGGCGAAGTAAGCGACTTTGAGATAGTTACAGTTGATGTAGTTGCTCAACCAAGTGCGCCGGGGGCATACCCTACACCTATTTACGAACACCTTATGAACAGTCGAGGCGGCTATAGGGCGTTCCAAACAGCAAGAGAAGTTCAAGGCGACGAAAAGGCACAAAAATACTTAAAAGAGAGCTTATTAGATATAATAAGCAGACTCCGCTAACGAGGAGAGGATAGAAAATGTTAGATGCACTAAAATCACTCTTCGAAAACTCAGCACTATCGGAAGAAGTGCGTTCAGAACTAGAAGAGGCATGGAACGCTAAGGTGAAAGAAAATCGCCTGCAAGTAACAGCTGAACTACGTGAAGAATTTGCAAAGAAGTACGAGCATGATAAAGAAACAATGGTAGAAGCTATTGATTCAATGATCTCAGAAAAACTAAGTGAAGAAATCGCAGAGTTCCAAGAAGACCGTAAACAACTAGCAGAAGCAAAAGCTAAGTTTGCAGTTGCACAGCGTCAAAATGCAACACTTCTAAAAACTTTTGTTGGTGAACAACTAGCAAAAGAAATCAAAGAACTACATCAAGATCAAAAAGCAATGGCTGATAAGTTTGTTGCACTAGAAGATTTTGTTGTTGAATCACTTGCAAAAGAACTTGCAGAGTTTTACGAAGATAAAAAAGATCTTGCCGAAACAAAAGTACGTCTTGTACGTGAAGGCAAAGCTCACGTTGATAAAGTTAAATCAGACTTTATCAAGAAAAGTGCAACATTGGTATCAGAAACAGTGTCAAAAGGTCTTAAGAAAGAGATCACAGCACTCAAAGAAGATATTGATGCAGCACGTCAAAATGATTTTGGCCGCAAACTATTCGAAGCATTTGCTAACGAATATTCACATTCTTATCTAAATGAAAAGAGTGAAACTGCTAAACTTCTAAAAGTTGTCGATGCTAAAGACAAGCAACTAGCAGAAGCAAAGCAAGCAGCGGTTAAAGCTATTAAACTTGCGGAAGCAAAGGCAAACGAGGTCAAAATGATCAACGAGTCAAACAACCGCAAAGAACAAATAAACAAGTTGATTGCACCATTAGGAAAAGATCAGCAAGGTATTATGATGGACTTACTGGAATCAGTTCAGACGCCTAAGCTTCAAGCAGCGTTTGACAAATATCTACCGGCAGTTATTGACGGTAAAGGTCCAGCGAAGCAGAAGGCAGTATTATCAGAAGGCAAAGAAGTAACAGGCAACCGTGAAAACAATGACATCAAAAAAGCAGACGCAGCATTCGACTCAAATGTCGTAGATATTAAGCGTCTAGCTGGATTATAAAGAGGAGAAACCAATGTCAGAACTACTAGAAAGTCGCTGGCAGGATACCAAAAGCGCACTTCTTGAAGGCCTAGCAGGCACAAAGAAATCAGTAATGGCAACAACACTTGAGAACACTCGCAAGTACTTGTCAGAAACTGCAACAGCAGGTGCTACTTCTGCCGGTAATATCGCAACCCTAAACCGTGTGATCCTTCCAGTGATCAGACGTGTAATGCCAACAGTGATTGCAAATGAACTAGTTGGTGTACAACCAATGACTGGACCAGTGGGCCAAATCCACACACTACGTGTTCGCTATAGCGACACAGCAGGTTCAGGTGCAGCAGGTGCTGTAGCTGGTGAAGAGGCACTAAGCCCATTCAAGATTGCTGAAGCATATTCAGGTAATGCAACTACTGCAAAAGCTGATGCAACAGCAGCACTTGAAGGCGAAGCTGGTAACAGACTAAGCATCCAGATCTTAAAGCAAACTGTTGAAGCTAAAACACGTAAGCTATCAGCACGTTGGACTTTTGAATCTGCACAAGATGCTCAAGCACAGCATGGTATTGATGTTGAAGCAGAAATCATGGCTGCTCTAGCACAAGAAATCACTGCAGAAATCGACCAAGAAGTACTAGGAAGCCTAAGCACACTAGCAGGTACTGGTACAGATACATTCGACCAAGCAGCAGTTTCAGGTACAGCTACATTCGTTGGTGACGAACATGCAGCTCTTGCAGTTCTAATCAACCGTGCAGCAAACCGCATCGCACAGCGTACACGCCGTGGTGCAGGTAACTGGGCAGTTGTATCACCAGCTATCCTAACAGTACTACAAAGTGCTACAACTTCAGCATTTGCTCGTACTACAGAAGGTACATTTGAAGCACCAACAAACACAAAAATGGTTGGTACATTGAACAATGCAATGAAAGTATATGTAAACACATATGCAGCAGACGACGATGTACTAGTTGGTTACAAAGGTACTAGCGAATCAGACGCAGCAGCGTTCTACTGCCCATACATCCCACTAATGAGCAGTGGTGTTGTTCTAGATCCATCAACATTCGAACCAACAGTATCGTTCATGACACGTTACGGTTATGTTGAGCTATCAAACACAGCATCGTCGCTAGGTAATGCAGCTGACTACCTAGAAAAGGTAGAAGTTACAACAAACAACCTAAGCTTCAGCTAAGTTTTACTAAAACTAAGAAAAAAGGCCCTACGGGGCCTTTTTTTATGAGTAAATACTACAAGGAGCACCAATATGGAAACAGGAACAATATCTAAGTACAATAAGAATAGAAAATACAGTGTTATTTTACCCGATCAATGGAAAACAGCTAGGATGGATGTGTTGTTTGAATCGTCTAGTTTTGAATGTAAACTAGGAGATAAAGTCACTTACGAATGGGTAGAAAGCAACGGCAGAAGGTATGCCAAAAACATTCAAAAACTAACGACATAATAACCCATTTTTACGAAAAGGATAAATACATATGTCAAGAGGAGAGCCTCTCGGATGAGGACTTATGCGGTCACCCACCGCGTAGACCTAGAACGTCAAAAAGGAGAAAACAATGGGACGTCCACTAAAAAAAGATGTTAACGGTGTTAACGTTATCGGTGAAACAACTAGCAATACTGGTATAAGAGTTGAGTTTTACGATGCGTCATTAAGAACTGACGGCGGTATTGTAAAACAACGTGGTGCAAAAACTTTTGTTGTTGCACAAGAAGCAAACTTAGATACAACTAACTTAAAAGATTCTACAAGCACAACAACTTGTGTTCTTAAAAACGGAACACCAAGTGCAGCAGGCGAAATGCGTATGTGGGGTACTATTGCAGGTACTGGCGCAGAGCAAACAAATCTTGCAAAAATTACAAAGCGTGTAGCTACTGATTTTTCAGGTAACAGATATACTTGGTATTTAGAAAACGACTCAACAAACGACTACATTGTACTAACTGCTATCTAAGGAGATTAATAGATGGCAAGTTACGTCAATAGAATAGGAGCAGACAACTACGAGATTATATTAGAGGATACAGGTACTCCTCAGTATAAGATCAATGTTGGTACTAGCGGTAAAGTTACAATCACAGGTGATTTACAAGTTGAAGGTGAATCAACTAGCATTGGATCATCTGATCTGATTGTTGATGATAATACTATTACTGTAAACAACGGAGAAACTGGTGCAGGTATTTCACTTGGTACAGCAGGTTTGATTGTTGACAGAGGTACAAGACCAGATGCTCAAGTATTCTTTGACGAAAGTATGTTAACAGTAAGAGCAGACACAGGTGTTGTTGGTAGTGTTATATTTTCAGAAGCAGTAACAGAAGATTTATTTGGTATCTACGTATCAAGTATAAAAGTAAAAAATCAAGATGATGACTTGTATCTATTAAGCGGAGATCCTACAGATCCTCCAAGCACATGGAGTACAGGTTTAGTTACTGTAAAATACACATACAACTACGAAGAAAATATTTGGCCAAGATTAGTACCTGGCGCAGATATTGGAAGCGATCCTAGTCAACCAGACGGACTTACTGCTCCTAATGATTATGATGCACTTGTAAACGTAAAAGGTTTACAAGATTACATAAAAGCGTACAATACATACAACTTCCAAACCAAAATCGAAGATGGATCACTAAGTGTAACAAAAGTAGAAGTTGCAGATTTTGAAACATCTGGACAACCTAGCAAAATCAGTTTAACTGTTGATGGTATAGAAACAGCATCAGTTTACGATGATAGAGTTGTAATCGAAAGTTTAGTATTTGGAGGCAATGTAGCTGGTACAAGTATCTATACAGGCGACACTAACGGTACACTTGTTTTACAAGGTGATACCACAGGCGCAGGAACAGGTAGTGTACAGATTAATGATAAGATGAACTTCTTAACAAAAGCTGAACCAGCAGCACCAGTTGATGGTGTTAGTATCTATAGCAATACATTAGGAGACGGTGGTACAGGACTGTTTTTTGTTAACAGCGATGGAACAAAAGATGAGTTTGTAAGTAGGAACAAAGCATTACTTTATAGTATTATATTTTAAGGAATAACAATGGCAATAACAAACAGCACAATAGCAACAACAGATACCAACTTGTTAACAGTTCCTTCAAGTAAAAGCTATGCGATTACTACTATTATCGTGTGCAACACAGCAGCAGACGATGGCACTGGAGTTAATGATACAAAGTTTGATATGCATATTATTCCTGACGGACAAAGTAAAGCAACATCAAATCTTGTGTTAAACGATTTAGAAGTAGCAGCAGCAGATACATTTACTTTTTCTATGGAGAGAGTAATACTTGATGAAGGAGACCGCGTAGTCCTTGTAGGTCAAAGCCCTGCAAACTTGAGCGCAACTATCAGTTATTTGGAAGTGTAAATGAGTTTTATTAAGAAGCAGACAATACATCAGAGGAAAGTAGGCGACAAGTCGCTTATACTAACTGCTGACGGTAATATTGAAATAAATCTAGGCGAAGGCAAAGAGTTACGAGTTGATGCCAACGTAATAACTACAGGCGATCAATCTGGTCCAAAAGTAGCTAATACCTATTATGTATCAACTGACGGTAGTGACTTAAACGACGGTAGAAGTCAAGACAAAAACGGCGCCTTTGCAAGTATTAAAAAAGCTGCTGAAATAGCACCAGAAGGTTCAACTATTATTGTTGCTCCTGGTGACTATTATGAAGAAAACCCTATAACACTTAGAGACTTTGTTACTGTTTCGGGACAAGGCGAACTACGTAATACAAGAATATTTCCAAAAAACGATCAAAGCACTATATTTTATGTAGGTAATGGATGTTACCTATACCAGTTAACTTTCCGTGCATTAAGAGCTCCGGGTTGGTGTGCTGAGATTAGACCAGGCACACTATGTACTACATCACCTTATATTCAAAACTGTACCAACATGAACGGTCCGTGGTTAAACGACGGTACTGAGTTTATTCCTTTCGAAACTGTACAGATTGAAGGCATTGAACCTGGTGCAAGACCGTTAATGGTAGAAGACTATCCTGATCTTCCGTTAGATAAACAAGTTAATAACGAAGGCGGCGGCGGAGGTATGCTTGTTGACGGTGACAAGTATGATCCTGCTTCACTTGTATTCAGTTTTGTTGCTGACGCATTTACACAGATT